CGGATTTTGTCAGTTCGTGGAGGGAAAAGTTAGCGGTCAGGTTCATTGGGCGCTCCTAGCGTTGTTGTAAAGGGTGATGCAGGCGTTGAGCTTTTCAATGGCTCGGTTGCCTTCGTCGGTTATGGCGACAAGAGCTTTAGCAGTCTCTCGGTCAAGTTCGGCTGATGCTTCTCCTCCACTATCTCCTGTGGGAGTGGCGGGATCTGGGGAGGCTGGTACGGGGCAGGTCGTTTTGACGCGCAGCTTGAGAGCGCCAGAATCAATAGCAGCATCGCGCTGCTTTGTAGCAAGTTTGGCTTTTTCATTGGTCTTCCTCAGTGCTTCAGCGGTGGTGGTTACGGCAGCGGCTAGAGCCTGTTCCTTGGCCCGGGCCTCGGCGTTCAGACGGTCAACCTCAACCTGCTGGGCTTCTTTCTCAACATGCTTGCCGTAGAAATACCCGCCGCCGAAAGTCAGTAGCAAGGCAATCAATCCAGAGAGTAAACCCTTCATGGCTTTGGCGGCTCATCGTTGTCGTTAGCTTCGGCCTTGGCTACCGCATTGGCTACAGCTTTAATACCTGACCGACCTGCCACTCCGCCCAGAACGCCTGTGATGAACACCATGATGGTAGAAATTTGAGCGGTGTATACCTTGTCAATTGCCGCCATAGCGCCATTCATCGGCTGCATGACAAACGTGACCGAGTAGAGAAACATGGCCATTGCGCCAAGCAGGATGCTGACCAAAGTCACGATGACAAAAGCCCAGACGCGGACTTCAATCTCTTCAGCGGTCAGGCGGTTGTTTGTTTTGTAGGCAACAGTAGGCATCACTTTTTCTCCGGTTCGGGTTTAATAAGCATTTCGGGGCAAGTGCCAGTGGCGGTACAGATTGGTGGCTTGCACTCGGCGTTATTCCAGTTGGTTGGGTCTTGGCATGTGTAGCGAAAACGGTCTTCGCACCCTGTCAAACACAGGGTCACTACCAAAAGAATCAGGCTCTTTGCGATCTTTGTCACGTTCTTTCCTTTCAATCTCACGCCTTAACTTTTCAAGCTTCTCAGTCTGCATCTTCACCTCATGCTTGGCCTCCAAGATGTCCAAGTACAACATCCCAAGCACTGGGAGCATGAGGGCGACCAACACACAAGCAGCAATCCATCCCATCACGTCTTCCCCAAACGACTCACGAACAGGAGCCACAACCACAGGTAAAGGAGGAATAGGATAGTCGCTACGAGATACGCCGACTTTGCTTGGAAGTTTCTTTTTTCCTCCCGCCGTTGCCATTGCTTGTACCTCTCCTGCGCCTCTTCCTTCAACCTTGCCTTCTCCTGCTCCTCCTGTATGACGCTTCGCATGTCAAACACTTTGGAATACAGCGCCCCCATTTCTGGCGGTGACTGATACACCATAGTTTCCCTGATTGTCACTTCCAACGCAGCCATCTGGTCTTGAGCCATCACGCGCTTGAGCGCGGCTTCCATCAGGTTGGCATTGGGGTCATAGACGGTCTGGCTCTTTTCTTCCTCTTCCCTTATATGCGCTGCCAACTGCTCTTGCAGCTTGAAGAACTCAGTAAGCTGGCTGACAACATCCGCCATGACTTTGGACTCGTCAACAGCAACGTACTTTTCCTTCTTTTTCGCCACAGGCTTGGGCGCGGCGGGGGTGGGGTCTCCGCCAAACATCTTTGCCAGCTTGCCCCAGAACCCATGAACTTCCTTGGCGATCCCAACAGCTTCATCAACTGTAGCCTTGACCTCCATGAAAGAGGTCTTGGCCTGTTTGTAAAGCTCACATCCTTCCTTGATGGCGGCAACGCAAGCATTGGCAGCAAAGAGGATGGAGATCGGATCAATGTTTTACTCCGTCAGGCAGTACGCTGCCACATGTAGACCACGATGTACGGCGGCAAGTTTGCGTTTGTCCCTGAAACACCTTGGGTTGCTACGCTTGTGCCAACCGTAATGCCTGTAGTCACAGTACTTGTATTTTCAGAAGCGTATGCAACAGCCGCTTCATGCACGTATGCGCCAGCGTTGGTATTTGAACCTGTGGGGACAGTGTGAAAGTGTCCGGGATCAGTTACTGTTGATGTTGCAGTATGAGAGTGGCTAACAACAACGGCATCTGCGCTGCCGCCTGTAGCACCGGGGCTAAAAGAACCACCTGCGCCCATCATCATGCGGCCTGCGCCAAACTGCGCCCATGTGCCAAAACCAAGTGATGTGCCGGGGTTGGTGCTGGAAGTGCTGGAATAGATTGCCCCAACGGGGAACAACAAGTTGCCGACAAGAGATGTAATCGCCGCCGCAGTGGTTACGCCCGTGCCGCCGTTAGCAACAGGCAAAGTTCCTGTCACGTTGGTAGTCAAACTTGCAAATGTGGTTGAGGTTGTGCCCGTGCCGCCGTTGGCAATTGGCAAGGTTCCTGTCACGCCCGTTGTAAGTGGAAGCCCTGTGCAACTTGTCAAAGTACCAGACGATGGTGTGCCAAGAACGGGAGTTACAAGGGTGGGCGAAGTACCAAACACCAACGCGCCAGAACCTGTCTCACCTGTTACTGCCGCAGCAAGATTTGCGGAACTTGGGGTTGCCAAGAAAGTAGCTACGTTAGTGCCCAAACCGGAGATACCAGTGGCGACGGGAAGGCCGGTACAAGATGTCAAAGTACCAGACTGTGGAGTACCCAAGATGGGCGTAACAAGTGTTGGGCTAGTTGAAAGTACAACTGATCCGGTGCCTGTGGAAACTGTAACTCCAGTACCGCCGTTGGCTACAGGCAAGGTTCCTGTCACGCCAGTGGTCAGACTGACGTTGGTGATGGTGTTGCTTGAGCCGTTGATGGTTGAGCTGGTAATTGTCTTGTTGCTCAAAGCCTCCGAACCCGCCAAGGTCGCTAATGTGCCGGTTGTAGGTAGTGTGATAGAAGTAGTGCCGGTTGTAGTCAGTGTGGTCGCAAACGCGCCTGATGTGGTCAGCGCCCCGCCGGTCGATATGTTTCCGCCCAGTGTGATTGTCCGGCCTGTATTCGCTACGCCTGTACCGCCGTTTGCGCCGGGCAAAACACCTGTGACGTCGCTGGTGCTAATGTCAATCTGATCCCAGCTTGTGTTTGTTCCGTCGGACTTTAAGTACTTACCATTGGCGCTTGTTTGGGATGGAGCCAGAGCGTTAAACGCAGCGTTGGCTGTGGTCTGACCAGTACCGCCGTTGACAATTGCCAAAGTTCCAGTCAAGTTAGCAGCTTGTAACTCGTTGAAGTTTGTGCCATCAGACCACACCATGACTTTTGCGCCATTGGTCACCGTGACGCCTGTACCCGCTGCGGTGGTGTTACCAATCACAGTCGAGTTGTAGAGGATCATCGAGTAACCACTGTTGTTGTACACGATGTACTGCTTGGACACTGGGGGAGCATAGACGTTGAACGCCGCGCCGGTGGTGGTCGTGAAGCGCAGCATGGCGTACACAGATTGGTTCAAATTGGCGGTTGTGGTTGGGCCATTCAAATACGTCAGAGCTTGACTGGCGCTTGTTACGCTGACAGTCTGATACCCCGCAATTGCCACGTCAAAAATATTTGAGAAGTTGCCGTTTGTGGTTGAGCCCCAAGCACCGGCTTGGTCTCCTGAACCAATTAACTCTGCCCGCAGGCTGGTTGAATATGTGCTGCTCATTTAATTTGCTCCTTGTTCTTGAAGGGCTTGCGCTTGCAAATCCTCTTGTGCTCGCTGTTTGGCTGCGAGCCATAAATCTAACGCAGGTTGAAATTGCTCAATTGAAGTTATTTCTTCGTTCGCAATAATTCGGCCCCTGTTATCTCGGCGCTCTACCTCGCCTTCAGTCTCGTACCACTGTACTGCATGGATGTCTGAGTCCATAAAAGACAAATCTAGCTCACTGAAGCCTTCGTTATTAACAGAAACAAAACCATCGTTTCGGATAATTGTCAATCGCATCACATACCTCCAAGTTTTCTTTGAGCTGTAGAAATCAAAATTTGTTGACTAACCTCATTTGACTTAACCATTTCATTTCGGAAAGACTCCACAGCCGCGCCAGTCTGTCGTTGTTGCTGGCTATTCTCGATCATTAAGACCGGCATCCAAGCAATAGCACAACCCCAATCATCGACATCCTCGCCAGTGTTTGGGTTGCTGCCCCTGATTTTTAAAAACCACGCACAATCAAGCTGTTTACACGGCTCAAAATTGTGTAAAGGGCAATTTGCTTTTGGTTCAATTTTCATTTTTAATTTTTGGTCGCAATGATTACATCAACATACTGAACTGCCAAATCTATCGCAGTGCCGGTAAATGTGTGCGTGTGCGCATCTTGTGTGTGGTTGTGTGAGTTTTGAGTATGGTTGTGCGCATCTTGTGTATGGTTGTGGGAAGACCCAGAAAATGTGTGGTTGTGGGAAAGACCGCCACCAACAAAACTTGTATTTTCAGAGCCGTATGCAACACGCGCTTCGTGGACATAAACGCCGTCTAGCGTGCTTGAACCCGTGGGGACAGTGTGTCTGTGTGACGGAATCTGCGTTGTATCAAGAGTCGTACTACCAACTGTACCGCCTTGAGTTTGCGCTTGGTTAGTCGCTGTTACAGCAATGTTTGTTGCTGTTTGGGCTTGGTTGGTTGCTGTTGTGTTTGACAGAGAGCCGGAAACAGATTTGGACGCAAACGCTGTGGTGAACGCCACAGTACCGCCACTACTGGCTGTGCCACTTACGACCCGCAAAGCTTTGTTGTCGTGTGCGGTGCTTTTTGTCCACCCAGTTGGAGCGGCGGTTTGCGCAAACAACATCACAGTACCCGCTGGTATAGGGGATGTGTTTGTGTTTAAGGTTGCATACGCGACCGTACTAGTTGAAACCCCAGCAAATGCAGAAGCCTCAAAACTAACAGACCACCCAGACGCCCATAAAGCCGCTGTGTAGTTGCTGTAGCCAGCAATAAAATCAGTCACTACGACTTGCGGATAAGACCAAGTTGATGCCAGCTCACCAATGTAGACGCACTGAGATGTGCCATCAGAACCAAAGCGAACGTTTAAAGCGCCTTGCGATTGAGACAGTGCCGTTGCAGAAACATTAATCCACTGCGCCGATACGCTGTAGTTATAGCCGCTGATTTGAAACTCGTTGGAAAGCCCCGTACTGTATTGGTATACCTTCACTTTGAAGGAAATCATTGTGTTAGAACCCAACGCCGCAGTGGGGATACGAATTTTTATTGCGCCCGTCACAGTTGAAGCCCCTGTGGCATATGAACCACCACCGGGAGCAAAAATTCGCAAAGCGTTATCTACGTTTGTAAAACCAGAAGTAGATGTCAGCGTGCTTGTAAAGTTGGTGGTGGTAGCAGAGCCGAAATTAACAGCACCACTAGTCATGTTCAGATAATTGTGGTATCCGTTGTTTGCAGCGTTAGGCGTAATAATGCTGAAGCCATTCCGGAACATGACTTCGCTGCCGCCGCCGTTAAATGAACCGCTTGCATTTGCAATGGGGTCAACGTTAAAGCAAGGGGTTATGTTTCCAGTCGTAGAACCAAAAACAACTGCGCCGTAAGAAGCTGGTGCATATCCAAACCCACTGCCTTTTACTGCCGCCATAGTTCCATACGTGGCACTAGCACTAATCTGACCACTAAAAGCGCCGGTGGTAGCGCTAACTGTGCCGCCAGATTGATTGGTTGCTGTTGTTGCGCTTGTTGCGCTTGTTGCAGTCGTAGCATTGCCGCTCAAAGCCGCAGTGATTGTTCCCGCGCTGAAGTTTCCAGAAGCGTCTCGTTGAACGATTGCAGATGCTGTATTTGCGTTGGTTGCAGTTGTCCATGTCGGAGCCGCAGCACCGGCGGATGTGAGGACTTGCCCCGAAGTACCTGCTGTTGAGTACGCTTGTGCCGTACCTGTGCCGTAAACAACCCCGCCGTTTGTTGGAGTAGCTGTGCTGTTTGTACCGCCGTTGGCAATTGGCAAAGTTCCGCTGACATGAGTCGCCAAGCCAATCTTGCCGTAGCTTGGAGCCGCAGCCACGCCACCAGAGATCAGTGCATTGCCAACTGCTACATCGGCCAACTTAGACAGTGCAGTTGTGGTGCTTGCGTAAAGAAGGTCTCCCACGGCGTATGAAGTCTGTCCCGTGCCACCCAGCGGGGCCGAGACAGCGGTAAACCCAGTAGCCAAAGAACCTGCCGCCAGTGCGCCAGTACCTGTTATGCCCGTGTAACTGCCAGACAACCGAGAAGTGCCCAACGTACCCGTTGTGATATTTGAAGCATTGGTTGTGTCCGTTGTTGCTGAAGCTGCCAAGCCTGAGACTGCGCCTGAAGAAATAGCAATACCTGTATTTGTGACCGATGTAACTTGTCCTTGTGCGTTGGTGACGAATACCGGGACGTTAGAGGCGGAGCCGTATGTACCCGCCGTACCAGTGTTGGCAATATTGAATGTGTAGGTTGGAGACTCACTCAGTCCTGTCCCTGCGGTATAGGTGATAGGGGCAGAAAACTGTTGAAAAACAATTGCCGTTGTGCCAATCGTTATGGGAGGGGCAGTCTGCTGTACCCAAGCGGTATTGACGTTAGCAGTTCCGCTGGTCACCAAGAAAAAGTCACCTTCGTCAATCTGGTCAACGCCGGTTCCAACAGTGTCAAAGTCAGTTGCACGGGTCAGAATAAACGGCGCACCGGGGGACGAGTTGCCCGCTTGAGTGAGTGTGTAAACGCCGTTGTGCGCTCCGTTTGCTTGATTCTTAATCAGAATCCGTGTTCCATCATCCGTGGGCGAAGTAAACGTATGGCCATCAACCGTCAAAGCGCCGTTAGCGTTTCCAGTCAGCGTGGCTCCTACCCCAGATGTGCCGTTGTTGTACGTACAGGCAGGTAACGCTGCGGTAGTTGCGTAGCCCACTGCTTCGTGGAAGTGAATGCCAGATGCGATAGCGTCGGCATATTCCTTGTTAACGATGTCAGTGTTGTTGACCGGAGTTGTGGTGATTGTGCCGGACGTGATGTTTGCCGTCGTGATGTTTGCAGTGCTTGCGCCCAGTGTGCCAATATCTAAAAGGGTTACAGCAGACCCTGCCGTATCTAAATACACAGCCCTTTCCGCCGGGTATGTACAAAACACATTTTTTGTTCCCGCAGCAAAAGCAACCAAGCTACCAGAATTGCTGGACTCCAAAACAGTGGTGCGGCTTAGCGTCGTGCCCGAAGCTGTGTATGTACCAACACCTACTTCCCAACTCCCCGTGCCCGGGTCTGTAATTGCGTAATATGTGACATTGCCGTCGCCAATAATTGCAAAAGTTTGGAAACCAAAAACCGCACCGTTAAGAGTCAGTGTTCCAGTGCCAGTTGTAGTGGTGGTTTCTTGAACTCTATCTTTGACTACGAGTGCCATTTGCTCAACCCTGCGTTTTAATTACTTGCCATGTGTCAGTTTGACCGTCGTAGATGACTGTCCAACCAGCATTCTGGGCAGAATTGATGTCTTGCCAGCCGTTGGTCTGGGCTGTTCCAATCGTAGCCCAAGTCGTTGTCTGGGAAGCATTGATGTTGCCCCAATCTGCTGTTTGCGCATCGTTGATGATCTCCCAAAGCAGCCGTGCAATGATCTGATCTGCGGCCACCGCACCTTCAGTAATGGTAGCAAAAAAGACCGCACTTGCAAAGACCGCATCTAACACCTGCGCCGTTTCGCTGACGGAGGCATTAAAGGTGGAGGGGGCCACCAAAGTACTGTCGGAGCCAGCCGCAGCCTCAGAAACCGCAACACCAAACCCGGCGGCTGCGCTGGGTGTATCCAGACCAGAAATAAGCTCGGTCACTGCGGCATTGAAATCTGCGTTTGAAGACGGTGTGTCCAGCCCTTGCGCCGTCTCCGCAATAAACACCGCGTACACAAGACCTCCTAAAACCGTTTCAAAGGCTTGGGCAGTCTCGGTTATGGCCGCTGCAAAGTCAACCAAGGCAGACGCAACATCCCGCGCCGTTGTAGCTTCGGCTATGGCGGCGGCAAAATCCACTAACGCTGATGTGGCATCTGAGGCGGTTGCGGCTTCGGCTAGGGCTGCTGCAAAGTCAACCAAACTGGAAACCGTCTCCGAACCGGAACTCTGTTCGGCAATTGCGGCGTTGAAATTTGAAGCAGCTACGGCTACGCTATCGGCCCCAGTGGCGGTTTCCAAAATACTGCCTTGGAAGTCTGCGCTGGAAGCTACCGCATCCGCCCCGACAGCTTGCTCTTGGACATCTGCTATGAAGTCAACAAGTGCTGTTGTGTCATCCACGGCCACCGCAGTCTCAGTGATGTCCGCCAAGAAATCTGCGAGGGCTGACACCGTATCCTCAGTAACGGCGCTCTCTTGCACAAGGCAGGCATAGATTGGCAGTGAAGACGTGGTCTCACTACCTTGTGCGGACTCGTCAATTATTGTTGTAAATGTGGACGGGGCGACCAGTACAGTTTCTGATGCCGTCGATGTTTCCGCAAGGGCGGACTGAAATATTGCAAGTACCGCTGCTAGATCAGCGGCTGTTGCCGATTCACTAATAGAACTATCAAGCACTTGTCCCCCTGCTGGCAATGCAGCATAGGGGGTTTCAGCAAATGCGGATGTTCCAAACACTCATCAAGCAGCGTCGAGGCTGAACGTGTAGGTCACATTCAAGGTGTCGCCAGACACAACGGTGCGGTCGCCGGGGGACTGAAAATCAGAGGCTGAAAACAAAACACCTGAAGTGCCACTGGCCACAGTACACAAGAACGCGCCTGCAATAACGCCACCAGCGCCAGAGATGGCGAAGGAAGAAGGCGAGGCAGAGTTGCTGATAACTGAAGGGTCTGCGGTTGTAGCCGTACCAAATGTCACAGCCTTGCGTGAACCGGCGTAGTCGGTGTACTCAGTCCATGCTTTGGAAGCCAAGGTGTCGGCTGCGGCAAAGGTTGTGCCAGAACCGGGGCCGGTAACTAAGCCAAGAAAGAGTGCGGCGGTATAGGTTGCGCCCTTGAAGTACTGCGTGTTCATGTCTTGCAAGCCTTCGTTCATCACAAGGTTATGCTTGGAAGTACTCCACTTCAAGTTGCCATCTTTGTCAAAACACTCGACATGAAACATGCCGCCTGCACGAGCGCCAGAGTCGGCCCCAGTACGAGCGATAAGACCCGCGCTTACGGTGTCTGTTGAAGTTGCTTTTTCGTTAAACATAGTCGCTCCTTATGCGATGCGGATGATTGCGGATGTATTGGTAGAAGCTGGAAACTCCACCGTGAAAGTTGCTGTTGAGGTTTTGTTTGACCCAAAGTCCAAAACACAAACGGCTCCGTTTGCCCCAGCTTTGTAGATCAATGCCCCTCGTGCCGTGAGTGCAGATGACCAAGACACGTTGTTGAACGAGATATAGGCGGTGTTACCTGAGTTGCCTACTGTTGGCGTTTGAGAAACGACAAGTGCTTGAGCTGCATACCCAGAAGCCACAACCTCGCCCGTAGACGTATAAGCCGTGGTAGTGGCGTCAAGCTCGGCTGCATTGGTGTACAACGCAATAAAAAACGTGTCTGTGGAGAAGTCGAAGTCTCCGTTCATCAGCCCTGTCTTGAAAACATCGCATGTGAAATTTCCTGTGAATGCCATCAAGTCACCTGCTGTCTATATTGTCCAGACCTGTAAGCATCTTGACGTTCCATACCATCACCCAGACGTTTAGCCAGTGCAAGGGCTTCCATGTACTTTTGGTTGTATGCAGCAATGATGTCTTGCTCACCCTTCATGAAAGTGTATGCCTCAACTAGCGAACCATACAACAACACAGAATCAAAGTTGTCGCCCAACCAAGTTTGGCCTGATGCCGCAGTGGTGATGGATTCTGGATAGTAGTAATAGTGAAGCTCGACGTCATACGCCGCATCAGGGGTCGGGCCAAGGATGAAGCTCAACTCGTTGGTGATGACAGGGCTTGGGTCGTTGGTGGTCGTAGGGCCAAACAAAGCGTAATACTTGGGCGTCCCGTTGTATCCCGCTCCCGTATTGGGGTACGCTTGCCGGATGAAGTTCACGTCTTTGTTCAGCAAGTACTCGTAGTTGTCGGCTGCATCAATGACTGCCAAGGAGTAGGAAGCCAGAAAGTCAGCAGGACATGACAAGTATTTGTTGCTGCTCGTTGTTATGCCGGTAACGTTCTTACGCAAAGACGGGAACTGAACTGAGTTGTAAATGCGCTGCTCAGCCTGAGTGATGAACGTGTTCAACTGCGTCTGGGGAGACACAGTTGAATTGTCATACAGGTATGTAGCCGGGAACGTGTTCTCGGTGTACGACTGAATTGCGGCTGACAACTCGTTGTAATTCATCCCATCGGCCCTCTAGACATAACGCCTTTGGTTGCAGCGCCTGTACCGCGCATTTTGATGCCGCTGGTTTTGGCTTCGGGGTAGTTACCTTTGCTGATGCCACCAACAGACATATTCATCTCGTTCATAACTTGTGCGCCAGTCTTGGTGGGCACTTTGTTAGAAACTGAACCGCTGCTCATGGTATGAGGCTGGGCGTAGACCTTGGCATCGCCAACTTCTTTGCCGCCTTGTTTCATGCTGAATTTAGCCATTATCGACCCCTTTGGTTCGCAGCCCGTGCCATATTGCGGCCCATAGCCTTCATAGCTTTGCCAGTCACGCCGCCCTTCTTCAGTTTGGTGGGAGGCTTACCGGGGTGCATGGCTTTCTCGTGCTTATGCACTGCGCCTGCAACCATCTTCTTGTCCTGTGCTAAATCTTTCTTGTCCATGTTCGACTCCTTATGTCGTTGTAACCGTAACTGTACCCAATTCCACCGTTAAAACCAAGTTATTTGGTGTTAAACCAGAATCATTTGCTCTTGATCCACCGACCGGAGCCCAGCCCCATTGGAAGATCCTGCTACCGCCTTCTGGAGTTCCCAGCCCATTTGGGCCAGTCCCGCCAGTAGCGCTAATTTGCAGCCCGTTTGTGCCTGACAAGATATAGCTTGTATCCGGTCTTGGCTCCCGCACGGCCTGCGGATCATTTACAGGATACAGACCCAGCGACAACTGTGGCTGATCTGGATCCCAGCAAGACTGACAGACTTTGATGTTGTACATCTTGGTCTTGAGAACCTGCTTCCTAAGCTCTTTGAGCATGTACCGCTGTCCGCAGCGATCACACTCGGCAATTGAATACTTACCTGAAGCGTACTTGGTCGCCATTTGTCACCTCAGTAGAACAACTGCCGTGGGACAAACCTGTCAGACGCCTTCTCACGATCTTCCTGCGCCGCCAACAGCCACTGCTGCTCGTACTCAGACTTCAAGAACAGAACCCGCTCTGAGGCAACTTCGGGACGCTTTGATGCAATGTAGAACGCCAGCCCAGCCACCAGACAAGGGATGAAACGGAATGGGATGTCTTGGATGTTCACACCAGTACCAGCATCTTGGATGCGGCGCAGTCTCCAGTACACGAAGATGTACTGATCGCCGGGGGCGTTGGGTGAAGGCCAGACATTGATACAAGGCAGGTTTGCCACGGACACCGCCGCGCCGGTCAAATGGGATGCTGCCGTAGTGCCGTTCTGGCCACGGTAGCAATTCAAGAGCTGGTTGCCATCTACGTTTCCGTAGCCGATTGTTTCTGACCCAATATTGATGAAACCAGTTGTCGAAAGACCGTTGGTTGTACTGAGCGTAATGGTGGTATCAGTGGCTGAGATTCCGCCGTTCAGCGTGATGGTTGTTGCATTTGTGTTGGCTGACTGACGGTTAACCCAGACCTGAATAGGTCTGCCTTGAGCCAGCTTGTTTGGGATGGTCGAGTAGGTTGACTCGGAGATACGGCTGATGTTGATGTCAACCTGATTGATACCGTTGGCTTGGGTGCGGATGACTTGGTCAAGCAGGTCGATCGTATCTGCGGGGAAGGGGTAAATTGGCTGTCCTGTGTTCATAACGATCTGCCCTTGCTCGATCGTCCACAGGTTGATACCACGGTTTGCCCACTCAATGGTGAGCATGTTCAGACTGCGGCGTGCTGTACGGAACTCATAGCCGGTGCGAACTTCTAAGCCCGCACGCTCATACGCTTCCTCAATGATGTCGTTGAGGTCTAGGTTAAATGCCGCAAGTCCGGATGTAACTGCCATTATCTAAACCCTGCTGTTTTCTTTGCGATGCTTTTTGGTTGTGCCACAAACTGTTTACCCTTGGCTTTACCAGCACGTTTTGCTTTTGTCGTCGCTGCGTATTCTGCTGATGACAAGGATTTTATGGCGGCTTCTGGCAAATAACGCTCACCCGTTTTAGACGAAGGCTTCCCCGACTTGGTACGCCATTTCTGGTCGCCCCAATTTTTGAGGGAAGTCTGCGGAGCTTTCAATCTTTATAACCCCCACCAGCCGCCTTGTACTTCTTGGCAACAAGCTGCGCTTTACGGGCTGACCATTGGCCTGCGCCAGTACCGTGGGTGGCTGCGGCTTTGACCTGAGACACGATCCGCTTACGCAGACTGGGCTTGGTGTAGTTACCGGCGGCGTTGACCCCGCCACCCTCTTTGTAAACCTCGACGTCATTCGGGTTGTCCTTGCGAACAACCGTCTTGCCTTTTGGCATCTTAGACGGGCGCATCGCCCCCATGCCGCGAGAGGCCATCATTTAGCACATCCTTCCACGGGTCTTACCCCGCTGAGCAATGCCGTCTGCGCGAGCAGAAGCTGTGCCGCCTTTGGCGAAGGGCTTGCCCATGTCTTTCTTGGTGGTCGGGGCTACAACAGCTTTTGCAGCCGCCTTCTTGTCCGCGATTTCCTGCAAAACCTCTTTAGGAGCAGGAGCGTCAGTACCGCCGGTCTTGGCTTCGGCTCGATACTTCGCTGCTTTTTTGTCGTCTTCGGTCATGATTAACAGATCCTTCCCTTGGTCTTACCGCGCTTGGCAATGCCGTCTGCACGGCTAGAGGCGGAGGAACGAACCGCGCCGCCCTTTGCCATTTTCAAAGCACTAGAACCGGGAAATGGAGTTGGCTTTTTAGTGCCAAATTCAGGAGGTGTGTCTTCTTCCTCTGTTTCTGAGCGCCGCTGGGCTGCCACCATCGAAGAAGAACCGGGGAACCCAGTAATTTTTCTTGGATAGTCTTTTTCTAGCTTAGGAGCTGGAGTCTTGGGAAACTCTTGACTGGCTTTAGGCTCTGCCTTCTTTGCAGGGGCAGAGTCTTCTTCCTTCAGTTTGGTGTTGTACTTCTTACCACCAAACTCAAATTCTTTGTCACCGGCCTCACGAGCCGCGCGGAATGCTTTACCGAATGCGCTTGTTGCCATGATTCGCTCCTTAGCAAGCTTTGCCACCAGATTTCATCTTAATCATCGTGCCTTTAGTTTTGCCTTTAGAGGCAACACCGTCACGGCTAGGAGCAGCAGTTTTCACTTTGCCCATTGCAGTAGTGCCAACACTACCGCCTTTTTTCATGCCCATCATGCCAGCAGCGGGGGCAGCGGCAGGTTTTGCGGGAGCCATAGCACCACGCTTTTTAGCCATCATTGCCATCATGCCGGGATTCATCTTCTTTGTAGCCATATCACCACCTCTTTTAAAAGTTTTGCCTTTGTCGGCGTCTGAGAATTCTTTGCCCACAGATTGCGGGACTCCTGCTTTCTTGGCAAACGCTGGATTGTGGGCCACCGCTTCCATGAAATTGTGTTGCTTCTTAGTCTTGCTTGGCATCATCAGCCTTTGGTTTGAAGAAGCCTGTCAATTTTTTCTTCAAGCTTGTTAAACCGTTGGTCAATGTGGTCAGTGACTCTTGCCACTTCTGCTTTAGTTGCTGTATCACGGGCAATCTCCTCGCGTGTGATGTTTAAGAGCCGCTCAAGCCGTTTGACATCCTCGAATCTCTCGCGGATGAAAAACCACAAAGCTCCCATGATGAGAGACAGTGCGCCAGACCAGATGGTGTTGATGTCCATATCAGCATTTCCATCTGGCCAATGATGCGGCCTTGCGTGTAGGTTTACCCTTCTCGTCCTTCATGGGGCCGGGCATACCAGACATACGTGCGCAGAACGACTTCTTACGGGGGCCACCTTCGGGCTGTGGAGCCTTCAGATTACTGCCCGTTGCTGCGTTGTACTTAGCACGGCCTTTGGCGGTCAAACCCGCCCCCTTAGAGACAGGCAGCTTTTCGCCACGGCCAACTGCAAGGGAGGGGTTCTTCTTAGCCATAGAACACCGTGATCTTTGCGGAGGTTGGCAGTGTTACATGCACATCCGTAGTGAACAAAATGCCTTCGCCGGGAATGGGCAATAAAACGGGTTGCGTGCCTGTACCAATGTTAAATTGCAAGCGAATCGCGCCAGAAGCGCCTCCGTCGCGGAAAATAACATCCCCCGCTGTCCCGCCAGAAATGCAGTGGTATGCCTTGAGGCGGTTGCGCCCAGATACCATTGTGCCTGTAGCTTCTACATGCGCGGCTTTTACGTCATATTGCATCGCCATAATCGGCTCCTAATTAGACGTTTTGCTGGCCAACCAGAGGATCAGTCACGAAGTAAGTGATGAAACCACCAACAGTACCAGCACCTGAAGTGTCAATACGCGAAGTCACGTACGCCATTTCGGTTGATGCAGTCAGCGTCAGACCTGAGGTAACCACGCCAGCCGAAGCAACTGACAGGTTATTAGCGATCGCGGCTGCTGAAACAGTGCCTGAAGTAAAGCCGGTTGTACCAAGATCAACAGAGCCTGTGCCTGCGTCATTAATAGCAACAGACAGAACGACTGCGCCAGCGGGCAGGATCAGGTCAGGAGCGCCAGAAGTGGAAGAGACTTTGACGTTTGTGGAACCAGCAGTAGATGCGTCTGCAATGTAGAACTGCGCGGCCATAACGCCGGAGCCACAATAGGCGGTACGAGTTTGATCGCCGCCACCAGAACGCCAAATTGATTGGGTGGTTGATAAAGCCATTTTGAATTGTCCTTACGTACAAGATCAGTGCATCAATCGGTACGTCGTCTGCCGGGTCAGTTTGATGCACCGGGAACCCCGGGCTGAAAGCAATATACACCAAAAGAAAAGGGGGCACAAGGCCCCCTTCTCATCAAGCTCCTTGAGAGCCGTACATGCCCAGAGGGTCAGACCAGCCGAAGCTGTAACGCTCACGAGACTTGTAACGCACGTTGCCGGTGTCGAAGTCGCCGTCCATGCTGTTAGACAGCGGGGTGCGGACGAAGTGCTTCATACCGTTGGGTACGTCAGTGGTCAAGAACCACGCATTGGGGTCTGTCAAGTAGTGGTTTACAGAGTAACCACCGGGGATAGAACCGTTGTTTTTCAATGCGTTGACGTCGTTGTCATTGGTGCCGACGCGGAGTTCGGTTTCCAACAAGCGTGTTGCAACGAATTGCAACTGGACGGGGATGACCAACTTTTTAGGTTTGGCTGCAATCAACAGGCCACGTTCATCAGTCCACTGAGCGATTTGAATAACAGCGTTTTCCAACGAAGTTTCGTTCAAGTCAGCAGGGGTAGATGGGATGTTGCTGTTGGTGCCACCAGAAACCAAAGGATGGGTAGAGCTGAACAGAGCTTGACCGTCGCCACCAGCGTAGCTGGAGCTAAAGCCATTGTTCAACACGTTTGCAGCTTTGATTTGCTTGGTGTATGCCATACCGCGAGCCAGAGCTTTGGTGTAGCGAGCAGACAAGCTGTCGTACAAGTTATCTTCGATGGCCTCTTCGGTCAGCGAGAAACCCAAAGCGATGGTTTCGTGGTTGTAGCGGGCAGTCCATGCTTCTTGTGCATTGTCGTAAGCGATGGCTGAGCCCTCGTTCTTGACTGGTGCGGCAGAGAAGCCAGACAGCTTGGTTTCTTCCTCGAATGAACGCTCAGAGGTCTCGGTTTCGTAGATCTCTTTGTGCTCTTCGCCATACGTTGCATACTCAACACCGAACAAAGCGTTCAGACCGGGGAGCAACTCTTTAAGTAGTTGTGCGCGTGAAATAGCCATTTAAGTTGCTCCTTAGACGCTGGCGTTGCCAGTCGGGTTGAGGTAAGAATGACCGCCAGTAACAGTGCTAGTGGTGGTGTACACCAATGGATCACCAGTTGCAGTGGTCGTGGACGCAATATAAGGTGCGTTCCATTTGACGATAACTTCACTGTAGTTACCAGCGGCATTGGTGGTCTCGGGGACGAGGCCAATAACACGCAAAGGCAAAGAAGCAGTGGTGTTCGCGCCAGAGTCATAAGCACCAATATTTGAGTTACCAGAAATAGTGGAGTTAGACGCGGGTTGAGAAATCGCCAAGTTATCGCCCACAACCAGTCCAGAGATAGGAGTGATGGTAGTGCTAGTAGCGCCGCCAGTCACAGCAACTTTGAACAGTTGGTCAGGATCATCAGCAACGTAAGCCATGATATCCGAGGCAACAACACTGCCGGGATAGTAGTTGGTGAACAGTATCTGACCTGTGCTGGGGTTGGTGTAAGTGCAGCCAAGGAACACGCCAACCACGCCTGTCGCGGAGACAGAAGTAGTGCCGGCTTCTTTGACAATCACGCCGCTGGAAATACGAACGATATCACCGTTGTAAATCGCAGTGCCGTAGTTGCTTGCGATCGGGAGTTCACGAGTTTGACCCGCGAAAACCTGACCACCGATCAAGTTGATCGGCTTTAGCCCGTAAGGGGCATTTACCGTGGGATAAGCCATTTTTTAAGCTCCAAAAAGATTAAGTGCCTTTGCCAAAGC